GAGCTATCCGAGGTTCCAGACGCTGTCGCTTTTGCAACGACAAAGAATGGATCTGATAAGCGTGGTTGTCAAAAGACTGAGCGTCAGATTGATAACATTCTCTCATGCCAAGCTTGGCATCCTTTTCCTTCTATCCAGAAGGCAATTGGAGAGGTTATGATATCTGACTACAGGGATTTAACACATCCTTGGCATCGGTTCGATGATAACTTTAAGACTGTAACCCCAGACGACATCGATATGCCGTTAGGTGTGATTGGGTTCTCTCAAGAACCCGGTTGGAAGTTTAGGGCTTTTGCAGCCCCGAACGTCGTAATGCAAGCAGCACTTGACCCGCTTAAACGTCAATTATTGTCAACACTCACCCGCATCCCTTGTGATTTTACTCACAATCAGGATGCCGGAGTTGAGAGAGTTCGTCTATGGCTTGAGGAGGGCTCCACAGTTTATTCTGTTGATCTCTCTGATGCCACTAACAACTTCCCTCTTGTGTTGCAAGATGCCGTTGCGGCTGGTTATGGTGTCACTGATGAATACCGTTGTCTGATGAAACTTGTCAGCCGCTCTCCCTTCACCAAGGTGTGGGGGGATAGGCAACCAGTACGTTGGAACGTTGGTCAACCCCTAGGGGCTGGACCTTCTTTTCCTTTATTTGCCCTGTCCCACATAGCTTTTGCTATTGTTGCAGGAAAACGTGCAGGTCTCTCTTTTGAACGAAGTATCGAAAGATTCAATGTTCTTGGAGATGATTTTGTGACAAAAGACGCTGGGCTTCATCGGCATTACCGACAGCTTCTAGCTGAGTTGGGTATTCCTGTATCCGAGCCTAAATGCCTCTCTTCCAACAAGTTGGGAGAGTTCGCAGGAAAACTCATATCTAACAGATATGTGTACCATGGTTTTAAGTACAAGGAAATATCTGACCAATCCTTCCTTCCGGTTATCCGGAGTTTGGGTCGGCAGGCTATCTCTAAACATATACTTACTGATCAACAGTACGCATTTGCGAACCTCGTGAAGGAGTTTCCTGAACCTTACGGTTTAGGTTTCAACCCACGGGGCCGTTCTTATCAAAGTCGCTATGAAGAGTATCTCGTGTTCCGTGAGGAACTCGAGAGGTTGAAACCTCGTCCAGACCCAAGTAGTACCGAGTCTGAGATTAGGAATTCATTCTTCTACGGTTTAGACAAGAATAAGTTAGATTGGAAGTGGTACTTTAGTCCTCAGGACCAGAGTATTCATATCCCTTCTCTTCTTACATTGCCTGCTCCCGATCGTAGGAACGTGTTGGAGGTAATCCGTCACGACACCCTTAGATCGTACAATCCTG